GGGGGAATTTTCGTTTTTTGTCCTACTACGATACCCACTCAGATTTTTGTAATAAATTATCTTAAAGACCAGCGTTTTTACGCTGAGGATTGTGGAATAACGAGGTTTTTTCTGTCAGGTCAGCTAATGCTGGAAATTCCTGATCAGTGTGGAGTTTTGTTGCTTTTATTAACAGTTCTTCTTCAGTTTCCCTATGGTCTTCATCTGGAATACAACAGTCTACAGGGCATACCTCTTGGCAAGCTTCTTCTCCATGAAAACCTACACACTCTGTACAGAGGTCTGCGTCTATTTCATAGAAATCTTCACCTTCAGAGATGGCTTCATTAGGACACTCTGGTTCACATACACCACAGTTGATACATTCATCAGTAATAAGAGTAGACATTAATTATTCCTTACTACCAGTAAACTTTTCGATTAACTCAAGGGTTCCTCTCAGTTTACTGGAGAGTGCTCTCAGTATAGGTACGAGAGCTTTAGGGTTGTTCTTCATAAACCTAACAGCATCTTCTTCTTTGAGGACTCGAAGGACCACACGATCACTAACAGCTTTACAGGTAGCAGTTCGTGGTGTCCTTTCGAGCCAACCAATCTCTCCAAAGACTTCATTTTCTTTAAGAGTAGCAAGATAGCCGTATCCAGCCTTACTGACTTCTACTTCACCTTCATCAATGATGTAAGCTTCAAAACTAAGTTCTCCTTCTTTAAGGATTACCTGGTCTTTCTTGAAGTAGACAGTCTTGCTCATTTAATACGTTCTAAGCTTAACCGGCTTCTGTTTTGGTTTTTTCCTTCTTACCTTAGCTTTAGGCTTAGGATTAGGATAACCTTTCAATTTAGGCATATTCTATAGTCCTCTATGGTCACGGATTTCTCCCTTTCGGGAATCATAAGGGAATCGAGTGGAAACTTTATGTACTCCCTTGTTTTTTACTGTCATTGAACTTGTATCTTTTGGCGAAGGTACAAGATTACGTTTCCCAAGGCTCGAATTGAAGCCCCTGGAAGCGATGTCTCCGCTTATTTTTTTCGCGTCTCTCATTTTGTAGCTCCTTGGATTTATGGTTACGTTCTACTTTCCTAGTCCTGAAACGTTTGTCTCTGAACATCTTTGCTATCACTTGGTTCTCGATCTCATACTTAGCTTTCTTGTCTATTATTCTCACATTATTGTCCTTTTTAAAGGGACACATCCTAGATTAAAATAAGGAGGAATAGGACGTTTTTCTTCTTCAGCTTTCTTAAAGAATTCTGTATGTTTCTCAATACACGATTGGTGACTTGGAAACGTAGCTATTACTTCTCCATGTTGAACTTGAATAGGAGTGGTTGTAAGGTTTAAGTGTATTACGATAAGTAGCCAGATCATTCCTAGACCTTAACCCATACATTCTCATCTTCGTGACTCACTTCAGCAGTGTTCATAAATGATTTTATATTTTCCTCTAGTTCTTCTACTCTACGGTCATTATAGGCGATAGCTTCATCAGCAGCCATCTGTTCTACCCAGTAGTTAACTCCCATAGCGAGAACATCTATTCTATCGTCATACTGGAGTGAACCTTTATCTCTGGTAAGACGAGTCATTTGATAAAATAATTGTCTACGAGGTTCTTCTTTATTCTCCTCGTAGTCTCTTTCAGCTTCAGTTAAACTTATAATCAACCTATGTTGATTCATTATAGGCTCTAAAACATCTATAATTCTTGCTTCTTTCTGCTTAGAATGTTTAATTTCCTCTACATGACACTGGTGAAACTGGTTTAATACAGGTTTGAACAGCTCTGTATACATACCATCACCAAAATTAGCCTCTATTTCTATTACATTTACCTTATGAGCTTGTGCTATTAGGGCTAATTTACGTAATGTAGGCTTATCGTAGCCACCTTTCAGTCCACCTATAGCTAATACGAAGATTCTACCATTTAATATCTTGGTAACAACGTATCCTGTCTCATCAAGACCTCTACCAGCAGGATCTATGTGCATCGCAGCACCAGTATACTCGTAATAATCTGTAGAAACCTCGAAAGGCTTATAGAAATAGTCTCCTGCGAGGCCAACCGCAGGTAAATCCATGAGTTCATCACGCGCCCATTGGACTCTACCAGGAGATTTTTCAGTATTTAAAGGGATTACAAGTAAATCTCTAAGCTTAAGTGGGTATCTCTGGTCATCTTCACCGGAAGTATCCAGCATAAACTGTAAGGCAAACCCTGATTTACCATAAGATGCTTCTCTTTCTACTAAATCTAGGTCATCGAACCTGAAAGGGTCTGTAGGCTGTCCTACGGTCTTTTCTAATGTAGAGATGAACGGAGCTAGCTTAGTCCCATAAAACGTCTTTAAACGGCTCTCAGGCATCCTGGCTGGCCATATACGACACTTATAACCTCTAGTCTGGAGATTAGTGTAGAGACTCTCTTCAACTTGAGGTGTCCCTAAGTAAACTATGCGTCCCACTTTTGGCATTACTACAGCATCGAACTCTTTAACTACTTCTCCTAACTTATCTCTCATTACCTGAGTAAGAGCATTACTTAGAACTTCAACATCATCAGCAACAATAATATGAGCACGAGAACCTACTATTTGACCTGTGATACCAACAGACTTAACAGAAGGAGCATGGGAAGCCCTAGAGGGAGCGACATCAAAAGCAACATTAGAACTTCTCTGATCCTCTCTCGCTCTGAGATGTTGGAGGATCGGCATCTCATGAATGATTCTTTTAGTAAACGTAGAAAAGTCATCAGACCTCTGTTTAGATGCGGATACTACAAGGAATTTGAGCTGTGGATCACACAGTAACTTCCATACAACAAAAGCAGAAGTAATCCAAGATTTACCGACTCCTCTAAAGGCCTGGATAATAAGTCTCTTAGGCCCACTTTGGAGATACTCAGCGATGTCGTATTGTATAGGAGTAGGATCAGGTAAAGCAAGATGCTTCCAAGCGAGATAGAGAAAATTACGGAAATCATCTTTAATTAACTGAAGCTGACTCTTGTTTTGTTGGTGTTTCGTCAAAAGGGAGTTCCTCGACTAGTGATTTTATATCCTCGTTATTAGTACCAAGGCACTCAATATTGTTGTCTCTGAGGAACTGCCTTGCCACATTGAGGTGTGCAGGGGTAGCCTCACCAGACTTAATGTTTTCAGCCAGAGTTCTCGCAAGTAATCCATGAAGTTCTCCTAAGTCATTTACTGTACCGTTACTCATAATTACCTCGTTGTTGAAAAACGTTTACTTTTAGATGCACTTCTTCCAGAAGATACACTCCGTTTTCTGACAGAAACACTTCCTCTACTAATACCTAAACTTGTAGGTCCACCGCTAGAAGAAGGAGCACTACGCTGAATTGGAGGTGTAGATTCTTTACTTTCAGCAGTTTTTAACTTTGCTATATGAGGTGCTGCCCATCCTCTTATAATAGCCTTTGGGACACTACCTGAACCACACATATCAATCCCCTGTTAGTCTTTCTATTTTATCTTCTAGTTTATCAAGTACACCTTTTTCTCTTTCACATACTTCTTTGTATATATCATTATTTCTACTTACTACAGCTAAATCCTTAGAGACAACCTCAGGTGGATTACTTTCCATAAGCCACTTCTTAGTTTTCTCATTCAGTTTAACTTCATCATACCATAAGCATTCTTTAGAATAATAATCATCGTGATCGTAAAAGCCTATCGCAAAGTTAGCAGCAGGAGCTACTAATTCTGGAAGAATACTACATCCCATCGAGAACGTCAGGCATACCAACACGATCCCTAACTTTAGCCTTAGCTTCATCAATTTCTTTCTCCACTTCTGCTTTAGCAGCCATCCCTTTAGGATGATTGATGTTATTAAAGATATTACCTGCTAACCAGTTAAACATAGGCCACATAGTTCCTAGTATCGGAACTTTCTGTACCCATCTATCAGGTAATGCTCCAGTCACAACTGTAAACATAAGAACAATTTCTCCTGCTATTTGAAACCATCCTTGATTCATAAACATTTCCATTAGTAATTTACTCCTATTTCATGTTTCTTTTGTTTGTGATCTTTATCTAATTTAACTATTGTTGTCTTACATTTAGGACAATAAAAATCTTTATACCATTTATAATCTGTCATACCTTGAGATACCTGTTGCATCTCTTCTGAACACTCTTCACATTTTATTGGCAAACGTATATTCCGAATAAAATTCCAACTACAGCCATAAGCATCATTGATTTCCAACAACATCTATTCAGCATATCCATCAGTTAATCTCCTTATATCAGTTATTAAAGAACAAGGGATCATAGCAGTTCCCTTATAAGTTTTATTATCATCCTCCTTATTATAAGCTAATATAACATAGTCATCTTTATAACTTAAGAAAAAACCTATAGTATCATAGTGTACTTCTTTAACCTGAAGTGTATCCATTGTAACTTCATCTGAATGATCTACAGCATCTTTCCAAGTAATAATAACAGGAGTATCTTTCTCAACCTTCTTAATTAGTAGAAGTAATGGAGTTAATTTCATTTGTTTCATTTTGTTGTTAAACCTAACCAAGCAGCAGCAGCTCCTAAAGCTGTAGCTATAGCAGTACCTATCCCTTGTACTGTCTTTATTTTTGTTTCTATTCTATCAACTCTGTTATGTACTCTACGAATAGTTCCTTCGTTATCTTCTATTTCCTTGTTGTAATGGTCAAGAAGTTCGTTAATACGTTTATGTCTTAAAGCTTCAATCTCTTCATGATTTTTAAATTTCTCTGTTATATGTTCTTTTAATGATTGTATTTCTTCGGTCATTTAGGGTCTCTGTGCTCTACGAGCTACTTTAGCATCATATATAGCTTGATCAAAGGCATTACCAGCTACTCCACCATGTACCTCTTTAATATGATTCTCCATAGAGCGAGACATACCAAAATTAGCCATGTCCCTTTTCCAATTTCTCATAGGAGCATGAGTTGAGATTTCCGCTGCTTCATAAGCATCTTGAGCATCTTCTTCCTCTTGTGTAAATGGCACTTTGCCATCTTGGGTCATATGGTGTCTAGCCATTCTTAACTCCTTTTTCTTCTATACTGAAGAATATTTCCAGTTGTGATTGTTCCGGTAGACATGAAGAATTTTATGGCTGTGTGAGCTTCATCTGCCGTGTTATAAAATGAACCAAAGTGTTGCACTTGAGCTTGAGGTGAATGTCCATATAGGAATATAAAGCCCATAACCATAGTTGCGACAGAAGTACCTGCTGGATTTATTAATGTTAATTCAGAATACTTAATACCTTCATCTGTACCAGTACCCGATGTTTCATTCTCGGCTGTTAGCATGATATGAGCAGTTGCTTCCGTTGATTGAGAAGAAGCATTGTTAATAATAACAGTAGCTACTGATAGATAACCACTTGTTCTATATGTTGGTGTTGTAACACCAAGTTGTGCTCTTATGACAGCAGTATCAGTAGATACAAATAATTCTTCTATAACATATCTATAATCATATCCATCAACCATATTAGTAAATGCTAGTGTAGCTGAAGTAGAGGCTGTTACAGTAGATATATATTCCCATAGACCACCTCCAGCAGCAGCTTCAAATGCTGGAGGCGCACCAGCACCAGCAGAAGTCAATACTTGACCATCACTACCAGTTGCTATTGCTACAGGATCTCCTGAAGCATCAAAACTGATAATATTACCGTCAGTACCACCAGCCATTTTAGCTAATGTTATTGCATTGTCAGCTATATGAGCCGTATCTATACTCCCATCAGCATAATGCTCGGAGTCAAGTGCATCATCAGCAATATGAGCATTGTCTATAGATCCGTCTGCATAATGCTCAGAATCAATAGCATCGTCTGCTATATGAGCATTGTCTATTGACCCATCCGCATAATGCTCTGAGTCAATAGCATCATCAGCTATATGTGCATTATCAATACTTCCATCAGTATAATGTTCAGAGTCAATAGCATCATCTGCTATATTAGAACCATCAACAGCATCTGCTCCTATATCTCCAGCTCCTATTATACCAGAACCTCTTCCAGCATTTTTACTAACTATTCCACTCATAGTTTATATTCCTTCTAATTTATAATGTTTGTTCTAAGTAACTAACACAAACATCAATATCTGATGAACTACCAGTAATGATAGATAAATGATCGGCTGCTTCCATTACAAATTTACTTGTATGTTCAAAAGTTGTTTTAGCTGCAAGAGCTTGATCAAAATAGATATAAGTATCTGCTCCCGATCCTCCATCATCAATCAACAATTTAAAGGTTTCTGCTGCATTTCCTGTCTCACATATAGTTACACTTAGAACAGTACAAGTTTTACCTGCTCCAACTGTCAGCAAAGCTTGTACTGAAGACGCATCTCCTCTAAATGTTGCTAATTTTAAAACTTCACTTGCCATAATTCATCTCCGTTAAAATCCCATGACTAAAGCTTTTCCTGTACTTGTAGTATATGAAGTCCACGTTCCATCAATTACAGGGCTGGTTAATGTTTTGTTGGTTAATGTTTGAGTAGCATCAGTACCTACTAATGTTGTACTAGCATCTGGAAAGGTAAAAGTTCTAGTAGTACCAGTTGATATTCCTGAACATTGAAACTGAGCTTCTTTAGTTGTATCTCCATTATCTTGAAGAGTAAAATTATCATCATCAAGAGTTGAAATAGTTGCAGATTCAATAGCATCTATTTGTCCTTGAATCCCTGAAGTTACCCCGTTAAGATAACCAAACTCAGTATTACTTATAGTTCCATCATGGATTTTAGTAGCGGCTATAGCAGCACTTCCATGAACATCAGCATTAACTATAACTCCTGTAGCTATTGCAACTACACCAGCATTACTGATAGTTACATCTCCGGATACTGCTACATTGTCAAAATCAGTTCCATCTGCAACTAAGATATGAGTATCAGTAGCAGCATAAGAGTCATCGAAAATAGCTATCTTAGCTCCTGTTACCGCGTCATCTGCTATTTTAGCTGTAGTTACTTGTCCTGCTGCTATATGAGCTGTATCTATACTGCCATCAGTATAGTGCTCCGAATCTATGGCATCATCAGCAATTTTAGCACTTGTGATAGCATCAGCAGCTATCATGGCAGTCTCTACTGCTCCACTTGCTATTGTTAAAGCTCCAACAGAACTAATGGTAGCATCTCCTGAGAGAGCTACACCAGCATAGTCTGTACCATCAGCTACCAATATAAAACCTGATGTTGCAATAGCAGCATCATCGAGCAACGTAAGCTCATCTAAGGCTTCTTGGGCCATGTAGAATGCTTGTTTACTATCAAGATCTAAGTCAGACTCAGATAAGTTAGAGCCATCTACATAGTCTACTAAGCGTGAACTTTGACTAGAGGTTCTCTTGATTAAAACTACCTGATCTGCCGTAATATCAGCAGGGTCACTTACTGTAATTAAGCTATCGTTATTCCAAGTAAAGACTGCTGTTGTTCCATCTACTGTAACAGCTACATGAGTTCTGCTGATAAATGGAAATGTTACAGCAAACTCTTGTGTATCTCCTGAAGCAACATATCTTACACTTGAATTAGCCATTTATTGTTGTCCTTGTGGTTGTTGTAAATTTGGTAAATTAAATCCTGTAGGTACTTCTTTAGTTACTTTACTATATAAATCATGTCGTTTTAAATCAAATGTACCCTGTAAAAGCCTTTTATGTTTAAATAAAGTAAGTTTAGAAGCTTTATTTTTAAAATTATTTATTAAGTTTTCTAATAAAAGTTTTTGTGTACCTTGAGGTAATTTATTAAAATTCTTTGAAGCAACAACTTTATTTAAAGATTTATTCATATCAGTCCACTTATCAATAAAAAAAGCTTTTTCTTCATTTGTAAGTACTAAGCCATTTAATTTACTAGTACTAGAAGGCTGTTTTATAGTAGATTCAAGTTCTGCCAACTTTTTAACTAAAGGACTTCTACTTGGTTGTAATGCAGGAGAAGGAATAAATAAAGCTGTTCCTACATTTCTTATTGTTTGAAAAGGTTCTCTATCAATTTCATGATTAGTGCCAGGAAATAAAACTTTTTCTCCTCCTAGATTCTTCATAGCAAATCTTTCGCCATAACCAGGAGTTACCTTACGCAGACCTTCTTCAAAAATATTCCCTATTTCTGTTCCAAAATCTTGTAAGTTATTTAAATCTGTCCGTTGAAGTCTAGATAATTTCTCAGGTTCAAATCCTGCTGTAACATTACGTCTAAAACTAGAATAAAAAGACTGAGCTGGATTAAGAAATGATGCAGCTCGTTCTCCAGTTTTTCTAACTTTATAAGACAGGGGCATATCAGAACCAACTACATTTAACATCTCTGAAAATCCTTGTAAGTAATGACGATCTGTAATTAATCTAGCCATACCAACAACACCTGCTTCTAAAACTTCTTTAAACTTTTGAAATATCTCATCTGAAGGATCGCCTTGTTCATACTGTCCATACAGATTCATAGATGCTTTAGCCATAACTACGGCATGAGCTGAAGCTCCCATTATAACTCCTATAGGATCAAATCTATCGTATTTATGCCATGTATTATTCCACCTATAACTGTACCAATGAGAGCCTCCCATATCTGCTTCTAATGTTTTTCTTAAATCAGGATCTCTTGGAGGTCCACCTGTAAAATTTCCTGTTAAAGCTAAACCAAAAGTAGTACCCCATAATACATTAGCCATAGCTACTTTAGCTTCTGCTAATTCTCTAACAGCTTTAGGAGCATCAGGACTTAATTCCGCTTGTAAAGTTTTATTATATTTACGCAACCAAGGAGTACGTTCCCACGCAAAACCAAGTAAGTTAGCAGGTGTTTGGAAAAAAGGAATAAATACTCTAGCTATTCCTGTTTGATCTGAATCTAAAAGTCCTTTAAGTTTAAGACCTAAACCTGGAACTACCTTTTCTTTACCAGAAAGATCATCTATTTCTATATGACTTGCAAGTTTATTTGTATAAGTATTTTTAGCTGCAAAACCTTTTGCTGCATCTACAATATCATCATGAGCCTCAACATTATGTAAAATTTCAGCAAACTTTTTATTTATATCTATTCTATTAGCAACCGTACTATTATCTTTAACGTCATTAAAAGCCTTACGATAAGCTAAAGCTCTAGTTTCTGCTCTATAGTTAATTCCTTTAAAAACTTCATCGGCTGAAAGCAATAGTTTTCCTGGTATATTAACAAGATCACCAAATAAATCTATTGCTTTTCCAAGATTACCACCTAATTGCCAAGTTTCTTTTGAAATAGATCTATCATGAGGTCTAATAAAATCTTGTTTAATATCGGTAGTTGCTTTTAATTCTTTTGCCTGTTTCCATAATCTAGGTATATCTTGAAGAGAACTTAAATAACCCCAACCAAGCTCTGCTGCTTCTCTACTTGTAACTTCTCCACCTCGTTTAATTACTCCTGCATAAGCTCGTTCTAAAGCACTTGTAAACATAGCTGTAGTATTACCAATCATGTTTACTTCAAATGTCTTAATACTTGATAAAAGACCATTAATATATAACTCTAACAATGAATCCCTAGTTCTAGCTCCTAAGCTTTTATTTATTGAATTAAGTCTAGCTTTTATTTGTTTTAAATTAGCTTTATCTATAGCTTCCTGTTCAATCTGTTGTACTTTTAATAAAGATCTTTCTCTAAAAGCTTCTTCTGTTTCTCCTTCTAATTTAGTAATTTTAGTTTTTTTTCTAGAACCACTTTTAAATTTAAACTGAACTTCCATATCATTTACATTTTTACGAGCTGTAAACCAACCAGCTTGTTTTATGGACAATTCAGGATCATTATAAATAATAGAATGTCTTGCTAAAGATCTAAGTTCGTCAAGATTATCAACTTGATCAATAAGTTTTTGATGACTTCTTAATAAATCAGAAGAAGCTTTAGAAAGTTCACCACCAGAAGCTAACATATCATAGCTCAATTTAGTATGACTTAAAGCTTTTTCGTATGTTTCTCGTTTACCACTACTAGCAAACAAAGCAAAAGCATCATCAGCCTTTTTCATTTCGGCTGCTCCAAGTGCTCTAGCTACACCAACATATTTAATTGCTTCTCGAACATTACCAGCTTGTTCTTCAAGTATTCTAGCAGCTTCTTTTTCTGGCATCTCTAAAACTTTTGACATACCAGAAGCAGTATCAAAATCTTCTGTTTTTATTCTACCTTTCAGAAGTTTTTTAATATCCATACGTTTACTTAAGAATTGTAATAAAGGTTTAATATCACTACTACCCTTAAGTTTTAACAAATTCATAGATTCAATAGTATTTAAATCTACGTTTGTTACTTTTTCTCCTCTACTCCATTTTTCAACAATAGTTAAAGCTTCAGCTTGTTTTGTTTCAGTAAGTTTTTCCCAAGGCCGAACATAGTCATCTCTAGTTCTTTCATAGGAATCTTTGGCAGCAGCTTTAACATCTGGAAGATCATCAAATAATTTCATTTGTTCTGGAGAAGCTTGTTCTTTAACCTTCATAACTCCTTCTACATAGGTTTCAGCTTCTATTTGAGCTTTTTCTTCAATATCTTTTAGTGGTACATCCTCTAAAGTTGGTTTTCCTTTAACTTTAGAAATACCATAACCTGCTCCTTTTAAAATACCAGTAACTATAGCTCCTGCTAAAGCTCCAGTAGCTGCTGATTTTAATCTAGAAGTTGTTTCACTATCAGTATCACTTTGAGCAAGAGTTTTTATAGCTGCTCCTGCTGTAGATGATTCAGAAACTGCTCCTGTAACTAATAAAAAGTTAGCTATATTAGGATCTGTAGGATCATAAGAAGCAATATCAGACACAGCTCCTGCTGCTGTTCCAACTAAAAAATCTTTGGCAACTTTAAGTTTTTTACTTTTATCTAAAATTCCTGCTAATCTTGCAGCACCTATAACACCTGCTGATACTGCACCTGCTCCGGCTGCTGTAATAGCAACAGAAGATAAAGCAAATAAAGGAATAAATTGTCCTAAACCACGAGCTAAACTTTGTGCTGTAGTTTTAGGTTCAGGAAGATTCCAAGCATTATCGTCTAACATTCTAGTAAACTGTCCTGCTTCTTCTACTCCTTTAGCTCCACCTATAAGTAAATGTTTGCCAACATTTAACATGCTGCCAAAAATACCTGAATCATCATCATCAGCTATCTTAGCAGTTTCTTTAGTAGCAACAGGAGCATACTCTTCTCTGAAGTTTTCTTTTTGAATATCTGCTATAGCTTCATCAGAAGCTTCATAAATTTCTCTTTCTTTTCTATTAGAAGAAAAATTATTAAAAAGACCTTCAGGTACTATAAGTGAACTTTGTTCTGCCATATTATTTATAATCCTGATTCAGCAAGACCCATAAGAATCACGCTTCTTTTATATATTCCTTTATTAAACTTACCCTCAGCTACTGTAATCCCTTCTTCTTTAGAAAATAATTCATATAAAGCAGTTGGAAAATCTCCCTTAGCTAAAGCTTTAGATGCTGCTGGTAAACCTTTAAATTGTCCTGTTTTTTTGTTAAAAGAACTTCCTTTAATATTATAAAGAGCTAATTTAATGGCTCTTTTTAATTGAGGAGGAAATGTAGTTTTACTTTTAGCTTCTAAAATATTCAACCCTTCATCAAAATCTTTCATTAAGTGGTCAATAACTTTTTTAATTTGTGGCAAAGATAATTTATCACCTTTTTTAAAAGTTTTCTTTAAAACTTTCTTAGCTGTTGAAGCTGTAATGCCGTAAGGACCAGTTAAATTAGGATCTTTTTTAGGAAAATGAAAAGGAGCATCAAATTTATGACCTTCAAGCAATTGTAAATCTTTATAAATATTATCACTTTTAATCAATTTAGAAACTTTAGATTCTATATCTGGAATTAAATTTGAATCTATTTTTTTAAATTTATCATATTCTGTTTTATAAAGACTACCTACAGTTGGTTCAGAAACAACCCGTTCTTTTATTTCATCCTTTAATTCAGAAGTTTTTTCCCAAATAGCATCAAAAAGTTTGGTAACATTTTTAAGAGTTTTACTAGCTGTTTTATTTAAATACTCTACAGTATCACTAAAAATAGGTTTTTCTTTAGGACCTTTACCTTGTTTTAATCTTAGTGCTGCTTCGGGATTCTGTTCTAGTAATTCAGCTTTAGTAGGTTCTTTTTGAACTTTTGATATTGCTTCTTTATATTCTTTAGCAGGATTTTTTCCAGATTTTAATTGATCTAAAAATGCTTGTTCTTTTTTATTTAAAGGAACATCTACTATTAATTTATCTTTAACATCTTGAAGTGTTTCTTCTTTATCAAACAAAGTAGTTAACCTGTTCATAAAAGAAGGAGAATTACCTTTAGTAGTTTCTAAGATTTCTTTTCGTTGTTCAAGATTTTCTTGATATGCTCGAATATGATCAGAATGTGTATTAAATGTTTCAAATGTTAATGGACCAGAAGCAGCAGTTAAAGGATCTTCTTTACGTTCCGTTTCAGATGTATCAGCAGTTAATATGCCATTTACTTTATCTGCTAATAATTTTACTTGTGTTTGAACTGTAGATTGAAAATCTTTAATTTTTTCTGGAGGAACAGTACCTGGACCTTCAGCAGCAGCGTCAGCAAAGCCATTAGTTTCAGCTAAAGTTTCTAAATCTACTACTAATTGATTAATATCATTTAATGCTAATCTAAATTCATTAGGATCTAAACTCGAACCAGCTAATAATTTAATTAATACTTTATCACTTATCTCTGTATCGTCACCAGATAAAATTAAATCATTAATGGCGTTTTTACTGGTAAGATTTGTTTTTATTAAACTAACAAGATTTTTTCTAATAGTAGCCGTACTTTTTAAATAAGCAGCTACATTATCTTTTCTTTGTTTACCTTCTTGATCTAGATAAGAATTTAAAGAGGGTTGAGCATCTTCAGATAAATTACCAAGAATATAATAATCTTGTAAAGTTGCTTTATCTTTAACCTGACCAGATAGAATTAAATCTCTAATTTCATTATAAACTGGTGAATTTTTTTGTTCCTTAATAATAATTTTATTATATTTCTTTAGACTGTCAACAACAGTATTAACTTGACCTGCATTCATACCAGCATTTTCTAATTCTTGTGCTATACTTCTAAAATCATCTGTAGGATTCTGTTTATAATCATCAAAAACTTTTAATTTAGCTGTTGAAATACGTTCTTTATCAGCAGCTTGTTGATTATTCTCAAGATTATCAAAATATGCTTTTTGATTTTCTAAATACTTATTATATATTTTTTGAAATTCTAAAGAATCTTCACCTTTACCAAAATAGAGGTTTGCATAAGTAAAACCTTTATTAAACTGTTTACTTAATAAATTTTGAATGACATCGGCATCCGCTATAATAGATTCATTAACAGTAAGAGCTTTAAAAATTAATAGTTTTTTTTCTGCATCAGGCATGTTAGGAAAAATATTGCCTAAATCCTTACTATTATTATTAATCCATTGTTCTGTAAAAACATCAGTTAATTTAAGGTCTGTCCCTTTATAAACATTAGATTTTTCAACATGACTAACAGCATCATCAATTTGATTTGATAGTGCTTCAATAGATTGAACATATTTATAATCATTTTCTACATTAAGTATATCTTTTTTAACACTTTGTTTAAGTTCGTCAATTTTTGTTTTATACTTCTGTGCGATTTCAGGATATTGAAACGTATATAAAGAGTTTTGTACTAAATTTTCAGAATAAGTATCTATAAAATCCATTTTATCTGCTGTTTGCATACTAAAATTTTTAACAACATTAGAAACTTCTTCACTTTCAGTCCAAGTTTTATATTCTAAAAATTTATTATTTGCTTCGTTTAGTTCGATTATTTTAGCATAAGAATCTTGAGCAATAGGAAGTAAACTTTCCGGCATTACCTCATTTCTTAAAGCTGCGTTTTCTGCTAGTATTATATCTTCTTTAATTCTTCTTCGTTTAGAATGTTCAGCAGCAGAACCTATTGCACTACTAAAACTTTGTAAACCTGAAAGAAGTTGAGTATCTCTAGCAGAAGTATCAGGTAATCCTTGGGTTACTACAGATCTTTGGGTATCTGTAAGTTTTGTTTCTAATGGGTCTAGTCTAAATAATTGATCTGGAGATGGCATTAAGCTGTTGTATCCCTTTTAGCATTGATAGAAGTTTGTATTCCTGTACCAGCTATACTTAAAGCTGTGCCTAACATACTACCACCAGTACTTAAATTAGAAAATGCAGCGTTATTTTGACTGAGAGTACTTAAGGTTACATTTCTATGTCTAATTTCAAAGTCTCTCATTTTAGTTTGAAAATTTAAATCTTTACGAGCTAAAGCATTATATCCATGTCTTGCAATATTCATAACGGTAGCTTGGTAAGAACCTCCTTGTTTACCAAAAGTTCCTCCTGCACTTCCAGCTATAGCAGCATTTTTAGCTTGCTCTCTTCTTATAGCTTTTTTTAACTCAAAATCATCTAATCCAAACTTTTTAAGTTCTAATAAATGTTGAGCGTTTAAATTAAGATGGGAATTAACAGCTAAACTATTATTAATAGATGTTTGTCTATAAGCTTGAACTCGTTGAGCGTGTGCTTTTTGGTCAGCTAAATTCTTTTGATATAAAGAAGTTCCTGCTTTTGTTACAAAATCTAAAAAGTATAACGATGCAAAATCCACTAATCAGCCACCTTACAGAACTCATAAAACTTCACATTATTAACCATACGTTCCCCTATTATCTTAAATCCGCACCACTTGATCCACTTAAGGTGCATCTCATTCCTACTATCTATGATATTCCATAGATGAGGAAATAAAGTATTCATCTTCTCAACTTCAGTTCTACTTTCTTTCAAGAAAGGTATCTTGATTTTCTTTAGTTTATCTGAACCTAACATCCAGACGAGTCCTGTTTTCTTATCAGCAGGAACAACACCATACATACCAACAACCTGACCATAGTTATTTATGATAGACCGACAGACTCTCCCAAATAAGTATCCACTTAATAGAGATTGTTCTGAAGTCTTCCCTAGAGTATTAACTTCGCGTTTATCTTCAAACCTAAGATTAGGAGCTAACTCACATACATCGTGTAGCTGAGTAGCCCTATGAAAAGGCTTCATGTTATCTCCTTGCTACTGTTCTCACCACATAGTTACCTTCCCAATCAGCACCAGTAAAGGCACAAGGAAGGTATGAGTCAGATATGAGTTCCAGTTTTAGATCTCTGGAATCTGCCAAGATAAGCTTTTTAAAGTTACCAGTTTCAAAAGGAATAGTACCAATCTTATTCAAAGGTGATCCTAAGATACGGCCTGTATAGACATGGCTGAATGCATCTCTCCCTGGAGCTGTCACTTGAAGTTTGAAGAATCCGGTATTAAAATAATCTACATTGAACTTACGGATCTTCAGGATACCCCCTGCAAGAGAACTCAGTCTCCCCTGTACTTCACTCTTAATGGTAGGCTCAGTAAACTCATAGAGAAACTGGTATTCCTTACCGATGAAACATGAGCCAGCAGAGTGATCACCAGTAGCCGTGAGTGTAGTGGGAGTTGTTTGAGATACTCCTTGAACTAAATCTCCTTCCTTACCTAAAAAAGAAGGACCAAAGATTACTCTAAAGGTTGACCCAAAGTCATCAGGATAGGGTATAGTCCAAGAAGTAAGATCAGCACCGGAGCTGTAAGATCCTGTAACTTCTGTTAGTCTGTCTACATGAGGCTTAAAGGAAAGCTGAGTGATGCTTTCAGTCAGGTTTACAAGGTTAGCATCTTGTAAATTCATCTTATCTAGGTAAGTACCATCAGGTCTTACAATAATAAAATAAGCTACATTTTCTACAACTCTCAAACCTATTACTTTTTCTTCTGATTTAAATTTCCATTTAGACCATGAACTTAATTTCTTTACCCCTCTTTCAAAGAGCATTTTATACATGAAAACTTCATTTAAATTCTCATCTGATAAAGCAAAGAGAGTATCTTGATGAGGGCTTAAATCAAATAATCTACCTTTGATATAACTAGGAACATGGGAAGTAATATCTTCAGCAGTCTCTTCTTGTAAATCTTCAATCGTACCAAATTCTCGAATGATTGAAAAACCACTGGTATTGGTAGCAAAATAAAGCTTTCTACCATTTAATACAGGTTTAATTAACTTGTCAGTTTCATACTCAGTGATTAAAGCTAACTTGGCATTAGTAGGTGTGAGTCCACCAGCAGCAAACTGAGATAACTTGAACTGAGCAAAGTCACTAAAGAGATAGAGTTCTTCATTGAAAGCTATACCGTGATTCAAGATACTAACCTGATTACTTGGAGAGGCCAAGTCAATCATATCGGTATCTAAAAGATCAGTAGCCGTAGTATTATAGAAATTAAAGAACTCTCCTAATTCAGAGAGTATAATATTTTCTCCTGCTAAGAAACCTAAACGGTTCTTATGGAAGAATATATCATTCAGCTTTTCTGTAACAAAGGTTGGGTCTGGAGCTGTAGTTTCATCTCCAGCAGCTCTGTCTGTCCATGTAATTTGAGATAGAGAGAATACAGTTTCTCCATAATCAGAAGAAAAAGCATCATCCCAAGGATCTTCAGAAGTTCTGATAAACTGAATAGGCATGGTACTAGGATCTAAACTATTAGCTAGTTCCGGTTCTACAGTCTCTACCCATTCACCTACATCTTCATCAGCTTGGTTATTATGTTTAATCCAGTAATCATCAGTCCCTGAACTGGGATCTCCTGTAATTTTAACAATAAATCCATCCTTGGTTCTAGCAGGAAGATCCGTAAAATCTACAACACTATCTTTAATAGCAATACAATTTGCTTCTGGAGCTTGAACATGAAGTGTAAAATCACTACCATCTTTTTTAGTTAAGTGAACATTTGAACTACCAAACTTGGTGATATCAAACGTAGATCCAATAGAAGAAACAAGTTCATCAAAACAATCTGTTATTTGAGTAGCAGCATTAGCACTGGAATTAATAGTAGATCTTAAAGTACCATCTACATAAACTAGAAAATCAGTAGCGTTAGAAGCCTGTTTGAGAAATACAATACCTTCAGGATCTCTCGCGTCTCCTGTCGTTGTTAACTTGGCAGTAGCCGTTGTCTTGTTTAACAGAAAAGTATAGTCAGCTACAGTAAATAATTTAAGATTATCCCTAGCATCAACTGTAGTGATATAAGTTAATACGTCTCCTGTAGCTCCTGAGACGCTCTTAGATGTCCCATCTAAATCCCATACCTCCATTTCAGATCCTGAGAAATCATCGCTGAAATCGGTACTGAATTGGTCTGAGGTGATACTGACAATATATCGTTCATCTTCATCACGATTAATGAAATGTATGTGAGCATCAGTATCAGTTTTATTACTTAACTTAGCAACAAATTCTAAAGGGGGGCGTTTCTTTAATCCTTCTGCTATGGTAACTAGACCATTTTCTTGAGTTTCACATTGAGAAGCTAAACGTAATGAAGGGGGTTGTTGTGAAACCCCATTAATTAAGTTGCTTATTTGTTCTGTTATTAGTGGCATTTACCATGTTTTCCTGTAGAGCTTAGTAGTATTATACATATCTCTTGTACCATACCCGACATTATATCCAGAACGCTCTCCTTCATCATCTAGTAAATCTGCATAGGCTTCTACTTCTTCTTGTCTATTTACTGCTTCTGCTGAAACTTGTCCAATAATTTCTTCTTGGAAAATCCTGGCAGCCTTAGTTGTAATATACTGTCTAGCAGTTTGAGGTATATCTTCAAAATCCAGTAATGTAATTGTAACAGCATCGTTGACAGAGGCAGTCCAAGTAAAGGTATTGTTATCTAAATCATAAAGAAAAGGAGATCCTTCTCTTCCTCTGATTGTAGTCATCTTAGTAGGAGAATAAATAGATAGAACTGTCGTACCAAGTGGAATTCTACTATCAGAATCAAGAGATAATACTACATCCCATTCAGTATTAAAGTGCCAGCCTTTCTGCTGTACTTCTCTATTGATATTAGATAGTAAATTCTTAGCTTGTGTAACATCTACGGTAGTTGCTGTTTCCAGACTTGAAACTGCTGCTTCTCCTACGGCAGCTAAAAGCATATTAACAGCTTCTAGTTCATTGACAGGAACTGTAGTAAAGTGTGACATTTTAAGTTACCAGACTCATGCCCATAACCTGAGCGTTTCTAACGGTTAAATTATCTGTAGTATCTATATTAGCAACAAAGATAGAAACATAATCATTTGTAGCCATAGAAGCATAGCCAAACGTAACAAGATCAACTGAGTTAACTGTAACAGCAGGAGCGATTCCTACTATTTTAGTACCTGTAATCAAAGTACCGTTCTTGTGTAATGCTAATCCAAATTCTTTACTTGTAGCAGAAGTATCAATTTCCAAGGAAGCTGAGGCTAAGAATAGACAGTTGACTGTAGGAGTCCCTGTATATCTTAGTCTGCCATCTGTATTTTCATCAAACTCATTTGCAGTAGGAGCTGTGCTTAAAGTCCAAGTTCCAGCAGTTCCTTCTACATACGTTCCAGCTCCAGCAATTGTAGTGCTACCAGCAGAAGAAATATACATACTGCCTTGTTTTGTTTGACAAGTTTCAATAAAGTCACGCAAGTCCTGAGGAGTAATAGAACCAGCAGCCTGACTGTCTTGAAACAAGTTAGTAACTAAGTCGCTTACGGTTCTACTTGTATCAGTCATTGTATCTCCACAAAATATATAAAAAAATGAGGAGCCTAAGTGTTACCTTAGACCCCTCAAAAGGTTAACTCGAAGTTACGGTAGTACCACTACCAGAACCTTGAATTATGATATGAAATCCACCGTTACAACCTATTGTGCCTGAATAAGCTTTTGCAGCTAATCGTACAATAGCCTTAGCAGGGACAACAAGTGGAATATTTCCAGGAAATGCAAATACTCCAGGTGAATCCGTAGTTACAATTTGTGCTATATCACTATCATGTTCTCCAATATTCATTTCAGCAATGGTTTCCCACTCGTGAGAACCATCATTGGTTGCTAAACCTTGAAGGCCATGTCTTGCCATTTGTAAGGCAAACGTAGCAACTCCAGCAGACGTTCCAGTAGGAGTAGTATTACCCCAAAAACCAAACACATAACCTGTATGTCCAGCAGGAACTTTCCACCAAGCACTAGCCATTTTATATTTGCCCTGATCAATCTGAGCAATATCATTAGCACTAGCATCATTCTGTACTTGGATAATACCAGCAGACTCAAGACCAGTACCAACAGAAGCTATAAATGCTTCATTGATAAAAGTCCAAGTAGTATCACCTTGTTCAACAACAGTAGTACCATTCATAGTGACGGTAGCTTCTTTAATATTAAAAGAAGTATCCAAACCTTTAACTGTTACCGTTTGAGCACCAGTTCCGGCAGGAGAACCATCATCATCAGTTGAAGCAGATATTAATTCAATACCATCTCCAGCAGTACCTAATTGGGTCATCGTTGCATCATCTAAATTTGATACCAATTCGTAAGCAGTACCTACTGAAGCATTATCTCCTGTTACATAGTGTAATGAAGTATTAGTAACAGCATTTGCAGCGACAGGAAGATAACTTCCAACATCAGCAATATCAGCCATAGTTATTCTCCTTTCGCTTAAGAGGTTTTAAGTTCAACACAACACTCAGGACGAATGAAACTATGACCCATAGCGTACTTAGCCACAATCCACCAACCTTGAAGCCTAATGTCGTATTCAGTTTCAACTGCCAAGTTCAACAACTTAACGGTAGCTACTGCTGACTTGTGCATAACTAATGCCTTAGTCGTAGAGAAGTTAGCTTCGTGAGTTGTGACTCCAGTAGAATCACTGATAGTAGTAATAGGAAGATTGTTAGTTTTCACAAGATGAATACCAGCGATCTTCATAACTTCGCCTTCTGCATATACTCCTCTTCCACCCCAATCACGGTTGATCAGGTTGGTAGTTTCTGCCATTAAGTAATACTGGGCAGGACGTACATACATATATCTGTCATTTTCAGGAACATTCTTTTCATCTAGTTCTTCAGCAGCATCAAACAAGCCACCACCCAAAGTAGAACCGGAAGTTCCATAAGAGGCATTAGTAAGTACAGCTCCACCGTTACCACTCGTAACGAGCGTAGAGGAACGTGCGCCTAACACACCTTCTTGAAGTACATTCTTATCCCATTGAGTACCAAGTATAATACCAGCCTCTTTAGCATAAATAGAACGTACATCATAATGATTCATAGCTTCGTCAAGGTTGTTGACAAAGTGATCTGCAAGCAACAGACCGTCAATAGGAATGACCTTCTCATTCTTATTGATTGCCGTACCATCAAGTTCAACAGCCGTAGTAGCAGTACTACCTGAGCTGTTAACATAGGCGTATTCAACTGAAGCGGTTTTCCACACAAGTGGGAACTGAGCTGAAATACCTGAACTGATAGAACGGATAACGTGCTTGTCCATCGTAACACTAGCTTGCTCAAAAGCGGTCAATACTTCACCAGCATAGACCTTAAGAAACATAGCACTGGAATCACCAGCACTATTTTTTTGACCAGAGCGAGACATTACTTGGACGGGTGCAGTAGTTAGCGTTGTACCCATAGCAAGTCTCTCCTTTAATTAAGTTAATAAAAAGTATTTGTAACAAAAATTGCTATACTTCTTCACCAACTTTCAACTAAAGATTATCCACCTCAGCAGGTCTTTGTCTACTTGTTTAATTACTCTATAGCTCGTTGTGCTTTTACTCTATCTTAAGTCTGACCTAAAGAAAAGACTTCAGATCTCTCAAGTTTATCCCTGACATCTTGGCGATAAGCCATGTCAGTTTCATATCTAGGATCTTTCATAGCTTCAGTTACCTGAGCATTACTACGAAAGACATCGGAGCTGTCACTCATCCTCAGAGAAGTGTCTCCGCTTACAGTTTGTCCTTCATATCCTGAAGAATTCTGATAGTCAGCTTGGAGTCCTCTGGCAGTCAGCATTGCCAGTTGAACATCACCACTATTAACAGCATTATCATAAGCTTGGATTTGTTCAGGAGAATAATTAGCTTGCGCCCATTCCACCATGTTCTGATAGTCACCAGAGCCACCTACAGAATCCTTTACCTGATTACCTATCTGTTGACCCAAAGCTTTTACTCCTTCAATGTAAGTATCAGCATATTGTTTGCTGATTCCAGCGTCTTCTAAAAGTTTATAACTAGCATCCTTTAAACCACCAGTTTCCATGTACTCTTTCTGTAATGCTTCCATATCAAAAGGAGCATCAGTAGCTTGAGGAATACTTAGTTCTTCTTGTTCTTCTTGTACTTGGTCAGATGGTGAATGAAAGTTTCTTTCCAGCTCATCATAACTTCTTCGCCATTCTTCATCTGACTTAAATTTTTCTGGCCTAAATGTTTCGTCTACTACTTCAGGCTCTTCTAAAGGAACTACACCTTGATCAATAGTATTCTCTGCAAAGGTAGCTTTTGATGCCATCTCCCTGTTGTATTCATCCATACTTGGGGGAGCTTCACTTTCAACTGTTATTTGGTTTGCCATATCGCTCTCCGTATGATTCTTTTATAGTTCCACTAGGAAGTTTAATCTTAGTGTAGGTAGATGGAAGTCCATTTACCGTAGCTACACCTGCTTTTTGTTCCATGACCTCCATTGTTCTATCTACTTCCTTGAACTGAGTCTTGGATGTAACACTAGTCTCTGGTGCTTTTTCCTTTTTCTTTTTACTGTGTTTTGTTGCCATCAGCTTGTCGCTCCCTTACCATTTCGCCCACCTGATTAACAGCATTAGGTGTCGCTGCCAATCCTGCCTGAGCCATCATCTGTTGTTGTTGTTGAGCTTGCTGCTCCTGTTGAACTTGTTCTTCAGGTTTAATCAAGCCCTTCATGTCTATTCCAAAACCAACACCTAATCGTTTGAGTGCATCACTAGCATTGGTATAAGTTAACACGGCTTCTGGACCAAGTATTTGGGCAGCAGTTTGTAGAAAGGTAGCCAGTTTATTAGCATCGTTACCTCTCCCTAGTGCCTCAAATCCTGTTATGATGACAGGCTCTACCGCACCTTCCGGTAGTTTGGGAAGTTTTTTCTCTCGTTCTAGTACAGCTATGATACGTTTAATGAGTGGTAACTGTAGCTCATGGGAAAGTAAACTATAGATCCCACCAAGAGAAGTCTCCAGTTCATTAGCTAAGAACCGAATCTCTTCTGCTGTAACTCGTTCAGCATCACGCTGGACACTCTGGTTCAGCATGAAAGCAGCAGCAAGTCTTCTTTCAGTTTGGGCTATAGTTTCCTGAGCCACCCTAAAATCATTAAACTTTTCCATCTGGAGTACTGATACATCTTCGGCACTCCCTTGTCGTACTGCTAGGTTAGGAGCTTGAGAGATAGTCTTTAGTTTGGTTGTACCATTAGGTCTTACAAGGAATATAGCTCTTGCAGCAGCAGCCGAACCTTCCAGAATTGCCTTGGATAAACCCTCAAGTGCTCTCAAGTCTCCTAAGTATTCTTCTACGAATCCTCTACCATAATCTTCACCGTCAATTGAAGAGAACCTTAAAGCTAACCAAGGGTTCTTATCTAAAGGATAAGTAGAATTAGTATTAGGAATCTTCTTATCGTTAACTTCTTGGTGAACATATATCTTATTATCTTTTCTTCTTACTACTGTATATAAATTAAGTTCTCTCTCTTGACTGTCTGAACTAGTACCAGTTTCATTAGGAGGAGTACTACCAAAGACATCCTTGTAAAGCTCACGGCTCATCTTCTCTAGGACTATGACCTCAAGCATCTCTCCTTGAGGATCTCTCCTGACACAATACTGATCTAAATGAAATACTCTTACCTTGTTATTTTTATCAGCATGAAGAAGACAGTTACCAGTAATTATAAGGTGACGTAAACACTCACTTAAAGGGACACGCATGGCCTTGGCTTCTACTTCATCCATGACCGCACGTTCCATAGCATTGAGTCCTTCTTCTATGGGAGCACGTTGAGCTTGTAGTTCCTGTAGAGTAAAGTCATCTATCTGGAACTTGAAAAAAGGGGAGTTAGGGGGGAAGAGGGTTAAAAGGAGTTTTGCTGCTAGGTTGTTCACCCCCCTAGCTCCGATACCTTGATAAGGAGTGGGAAGATCCTGGTCAAGGTTGTAGTTTCTTGGAAGAATAAAAGGAATTGTTACCTCAGCTCCATCCCATGCGCGGTTTAAGAACCACTGTCGCTTCTCACATAAACTTGAATATTTTTTGTTAACTGAAGTATACATATATTATGCTATTTGTAGTCCTGTTCCTGCCATGTCCATACCTAAGCCGTAGTCTGCCACCTCTGCTTGTCGTTTTCGTAAGGACTTAGCTTGTTTAATTTCCGATGCTAGTACGGCAGCAGCTTGTCTGCCACCTGATCCTGTAACTGTTGAGTGTTGAGAACTATATGCTTGTGGTGTGTAAGGCATACCAGTAAGGTTTTGATTGTAGCTTTGTTGTTGAGGTGTGAGCATATTCATAGCCACTCCACCAGCTAATCCGACAGCACCCATTCCTGCCATTGATGCTGCTGATACTCCAAGTTCCGGTATTATAGCCGTACTAAATAAATTACCACCAAGCTCAGATATAAATCCTGAAGAGACTCCGTCTACTGGCACTGGTAAGATTGCACCACCAATTCCACCCATAACTGCACCCATGAGTGGATCACCACCTGTTATCGCTGAAGTAGCTGCTCCTATGGCTGCCCCTATCACTATAGGATGACACATAGTTTAACCTATGTTCAAACCAGTAGGTCCACCTGCAAGTGGTACTCTAAATCTACCCATACCTCTAGCTCTTCGAGTCGTTCTCTTTTTAGCTTTAGTAGTAGCCTTCTCCTCTGGAGATTTAGCCTTAGCTGATACTGTAGCTATGGGAGCTGGAGGACTTGGAGGAGGTGGAGGAGGAG